AAGAAAGATTAAAAAATAGTTATCCAAAAAGAAATAAACCTTATTTAACCCCTAATGAATTAGATAAACTTGATCAATTAAGTTTCGAATTGAAGAACCTAGATCGTAAAAATCCTAAATTTAAAAAAATACAAGATGAAATAGATGATTTATTAGGATTAAAACCAAGACCAGAAAGGTAAAAAATGAAATATTTTGTAGAAACATTAAGCCTCGGAATAATTATAGGAGCGGCAGTAGCCTTTGTTGTTTCAGCCCTGGCAGAAACTCAACCCATGCCTACTCCATCTCCTATTCCTACGCCCATTCCTATCGATTTATACCGAAAAATTGAGATTGTAAGTTTGTGGTGCGAAAACGAAGGATGCAAAACAAAAACCCTCAAATGTCTCTCGGAAACTGACACCCACGAGCTTAAATGTTTTTTAGATGGAAAATAAAATAAGTTACGGCGATATTAAAAAATCGCTTTGGATGAGAGGCGAGCTCTCTTATAAACTCGACGGATTACAGCGCAGCATTTCACGAACTGTGAATATGACGCACGCACGCAAAATATGTATTTTGAGCTCTAGACAGATTGGGAAAACATATTGGGCGTGTGTGCATGCTCTTATGTATTTGTTGCGAAACCCTAATAAGATTGCGAGGGTGATAGCTCCGACATACACGCAATGTCACGATCTAGTTAACGACAATTTGCAATCGATCATCGCAGACGCTCCAGAGGGTATTATATGGCCCGTAAAATCAGAATACAGATACAACCTCTGGAATGGTTCTAGCCTACGTCTCGGAGCTCTAGAGAGGGCTTATGTTGACGGGAATCGTGGTGGGAATGCTTCCCTTATTATTTACGAGGAATGCGGTTTTGTTAAAGGAGACGATTTTAGTTATGGTGTTGATTCTGTTTTGGGTCCTCAATTATTAAGGTCAAAGGGGTGCGAGATATTTGTGAGCTCGCCCTCGGAGGAACCTGACCACCCACTCCATACACGCATTTTAAGCGAAGCAGAAGAATTAGGGACGCTTTTCCAATATACCGTATACGACAGTCCTTCGATTACTCCAGCGCAAATTGACGAGGCTAAAAGACGTTGCGGAGGTGAGCATACTGATGCTTGGAAGCGTGAATATCTAGCAAAAATCATTCGTGTGATGAGTAAAGTGGTGATTCCAAGCTTTGACCCTAACCGCCACGTAAAGGAATTTTTCCTCCCACGCGATGCCTATCATCATTTGACGATCGATTGGGGTGGCGTGAGAGATTTAACCGTAGCACTGTGGCATACGTATAATTACGCTCAAAATAAGTTACTCATTTGGGATGAAAAAGTTTTTTTTCGCAATACACCCACTTATCAAATTTTAAAATCCCTGGAAGAATGGGATGTAGAATGGCACGCGAAAACTGCAGACGTTCCGGGTCAAACGTTAGTCGATATTCACGATATGATCGGTTCAGATTGGAATTTGCCGCCAAAAAGCGACTGGCTGGCAGGTGTGCAAAGTATGTCAAATTTATTCGAACTAGATCAAATTGAGATACATCCTCGATGCAAATTTTTAATCAAATCGATCCGAGGCGGAGTTTTTAACAAAAACCGAACGGACTTCGAAAGGTTTGAGGGTCCAGAGGGTATTGGGCATTGTGACGCTCTTGCGGCATTGAGTTATGCAAACAGGGTTCAGCTTCGAGAAAACCCTTATAAAAATAAATATTTGCAAGGTGCTGAACATTTTTTTATAATGCCAGGGAAAAATATCGATCAAAAAGAGGGTGCCGAGGAAATGATGGGCTCCCAAACTTTTGGCAAGGCTAAACAGTTTGGCAAATTCAGGAATTCTTGAAACATGGCAAAAATCACAATACAGAGGATTTTTGAGACAACAAAAGCACTCGCAACAGAAGCTGGACAAAGTCTGCAAGATTTTATCAACTTCAATGCCCAATTTGCAGAATTAACACTGCGATCATTACGAAATGGCATCACTTATAGCGATAACTTTGACTGTGAGATAAAAAAAATCTCAATATCCCACAATGTGAATTTGAATATCCCTACAGACGTATCGAGAAGGCCAACAGAAGTACGAGTGAGAAGGGTGCTTGATGTAACTAGCTCCCTGGCACGTCCTCTTAGTTGGGGGTTTTCTGAAAATGGGAAAGTTTTTGTAAGAGCCTTTTTCGATCCTGTTCCAACTTCGCCAGTGAATATAGAAATAATAGTGCTTTATTAGAGGCATAAATGCAAGAATCCCCCTGGTTAATGCACGGTAACTGCTTAGAGCTCATGAATGAAATTCCTGATGGATCGGTGGATATGATTTTGTGTGATTTGCCTTATGGAACTACAGCATGTAAATGGGATGTAGTCATACCGTTTGAGTTTCTGTGGAAACACTACTGGAGACTTCTTAAATCAAATGGACTTTCAGTTTTATTTGGTTGTCAGCCATTTACTAGCTCTATGGTTTTGTCTTGCGAAAAATATTTCCGATATTCTTTGGTATGGGACAAAGTAAATAAATATACAGGAGCCTTAAACGCAAACAAAATGCCTTTGCGCCGCCATGAAGATATAATGGTTTTTTACAAAAAACTTCCGACATTTAATAAACAATTTAGGAAAGGTAATCCTTTTATATCCAAGCGTACAAAAGGTCATGGAGCACATACTGAGCATGGAAATAATGGTAAAGTACGAATCACAGTCAATAATGGGTTACATAATCCTTGTAGCATCATACAAATTAAAGCAGACAATAAAAAAGAGTTAGGATATCACCCCACGCAAAAACCAGTGGAACTACTTGCATATTTAATCAAAACGTATACGAACGAATGTGAAGTTGTCCTTGATAATACCATGGGTAGCGGTTCAACTGGCGTAGCTTGCTTAAACACCGGACGTAGATTTATTGGTATAGAAAAAGAAAAAAAATATTTTGATATTGCATGTAAACGTATAGAGGAAACAAAAAATGGAAAACGAAATCACACCGACCCAAGAACCACAACAAACAGCACCCCAGAAGTACAGGGTTCCAGTCGACGGGAAAGAGCTCGAGGTTGACATAGACGAGCTCAAAAGAGGGTATTCTCATGCCAGCGCGGCAGCTAAAAGGATGGCAGAGGCTGCGGCTATTCGTAAAGCTGAACAAGCACGGCGAGAAAAAGCGTCACAAGGTGAGTTTGATTTTTTGTCGGAATTGGGAGCGAATGAAGACGCAATTTTAAAGTGGGCAGAAAAAAAACTTCTTAATAAGTTAGAATACGAAAGCTTACCGGAAAGTGAAAAAGCCCTTCGAGCGGAAAAAAGGCGTGCTGAAGAATTAGAAAAACAACTTGAGGACATGACAAAAAGAGAAAGAGAACAATTTGAGGCTTCGATTAATAATCGCGCATTACAAGAGGTTGACGACGAGATAGCGAGCGCGTTAGAATCTTACAAAGGCAAAAAGACCCCTAGGCTTGTTCGCCGCATAGCGGAAGCGATGTACGCTAATCTGGAACAGAAACAGACGCCACTCGCCAGCCAAAAAGCGCTTGATATAGCGAAAAAAAGCCTCATAGACGATGTGCAAGAGTATCTCTCCATTACTCCCACAGACGAGCTCATAAAAAGCCTGAGTAAAGATCAAATTGCGGCCATTCGCAGACATTTTGTGAACGAAGCTAAATCGGGTCAACCGATCGCCAGACAAATGAATGCGCGTCGAGACAACGTTCCGCAAAAGACTAATCCGAAAGCCATATCGACAGACGATTATTTCAACAAAATTGAACGAAGATTAAAAAAATAAAGGGTAAAAAAATATGGGAACATCTCCAGGACTATTTTTCTGGCAGGATAAGTTAGGGAAAAACAACCCTCACACACTACAACTAACATGGCAAATCACGGGAGCTACGACAATTACTCCAATTCCCGTAGGAACCCCGGTTCTTACAACTTTTACAGCGATTGCAGCACAGACAACTATCGATAGCTTCCTTGGAACAACCAACGAGTTTTTGATAGCTCAGTTTGACGCTACTTCGATGGGAATTGATTCCTTTGGCGTTATTGTCGACATGAATGGTCAAGTCGATACTCTTTTTAGCGCAGACGCCTTTTTTGACGCTGGAACCTATGTTCCAAGGTCAGTCCCTGCTGTTGCAACGCTTACTAGCTCAAGCCTTACAACTCAGGCAGCTGTAGGAGCTAACGGAAACTTGGCCATGAGAGCGGTTTTAACAGGTCTTGACGCTGCTACCTCTGGCATTCTGTGCGTTAGATTTCACTTCCGATCCAAATAATCACAATAAAAAAAAAGAGGACGATAAAATATGTCACAAACAAGTAATGCGGACGTCTTACAGACATTCAAAAGAGTTTATGGCGATTTAACCAACTTGGTCGCTGATGATCAGCCATTAAGTAAATATATACCATTCAACATGAAACAAAAAGTCGGTGAAAAATACGTTGAAGCCGTAGTTTTAACCGCAGAAGTCGGATTTACATTATCCGATTCTAGTGACGCTTTCGAATTGAACCCAGCTGTTGCAGGGACAGTTAAACAGACTGAAGTAACTCCTTATATTTCAGTCCTCCCCTCTATTATTCCTTGGGGTGTGATGTCTAGGTCTGCAGGTGGAGGCGATGTAGCCTTTTTCGATGCGACAAAATATGTCGTTCGTAACAATTTGCGGTCCCACAATCGACTTCAAGAGGTTTTGAGACTTTATGGACGTTCTCCAAATTTACTTGGTGCAGTTTCTTACGCTTCGCAAGTATACCGGGGAGTAGCTTTCACAAACGGAACAGGAACACTTCCCAATACCCGGTTTGGAAGCATTGCATTTACAAACGGCGTAAATACCGCAAACAAGTATATCCTTTTTGCTCCTGGAGATTTTGCAGCTGGCATATGGTTAGGATTTGAGGGTGTTAAAATCCATCAAGTCAACTCCAGCGGCGTTATTGTAGCCTCTGGTAAATTAGTGGCCGTCGATTCTAAATACGGCGTCCTTAAAGTGGATTTCACTCCTGTTGCTGCTACTTCAGTGGGTTCCCATAGACTTTGCTTTGACGGTCAACAAGGCTCTGGTAAAGAATATTACGGGATTGAATATATCCTAAGAAGGACCGGAACTCTTTTCGGTGTTGACAATACTGCGTACTCACTTTGGTCTGCTAACCAATACGACTGTCTTAACAGCAAACTCACATTATCGAAGTTTCAAGAGGCTGTTGCTGATGCGGTGAACAAAGGGAATCTCGAAGGTGATCTCGACGTATGGCTAAATCCACGAAGCTGGGCAACAATTGCAAGCACTGAAGCTGGTCTTCGAGTTTACGACAATTCTTACAAGTCTAGCGAAGCTGCACAAGGGTTCGAATCTGTGACATTCTACACTCAGGCTGGTAAAGCGACATTCAGGCCGCACAGAATGATGAAAGAAGGGGTCGCCATGGCCCTTCATAGTCCATCATGGTCTCGATCGGGAAGTGCTGAAGTAAGTTTCCAAGTGCCTGGAATGAATCAGGACGTAATTTTCCCACTCCAAAATCAAGCAGGTTATGCGATTAGATCGTTCAGCGATCAATACATTTTCAACCACGAACCTGCAAAACAAATCATTTTCACTGGTATTAATGATGAAGCGGCGAGCTAAGGTTTGAACTGGTTTTTGCACTCCTTAAGTGATTTGCCTGTGGGAGACTTATTTCTCTCACAGGTATTTCCATCACACGCTAGAGGTTTTTTAAAATGCCAATAAGCAAACAGTGGCCAGGTGGTGCAAGTAATGCGACACCTACAACCTATTCCATACCTCTAAATAACGAGCTCAACTGGTTACAACTCAGTTCTTTTTTACAATCTCTTGCAGATTCAGCGCAGGGGACTACTTTTCAAAAGTGGAAAATAAGAACTATAACAGCTTCGCCTGATACTTTAATTGCTACAGCTGACTGTGTTTTAGCAGTTAACGTTGCTGGAGCTGCGAGTATAAATTTGCCAGCGGGTCAGGAAAAGCAAATATTTTTGATTTTAGACGCGTCTGGCGCAGCATCCACAAATAACATAACAATTACCCCAAATGGTGCTGAAACGATTCGAGGATTAGCGTCACTTGTTTTAAATAAAAATTATCAAGGTGTGATTCTTGCTTTTTCTGGCACAAATTGGAATGTTTTTGGCCCATTTGTATCCCCTGGCACAGTTACGGATGCAGATTTCGTTGGTCAGCTTTCAACAGCACATGGGGGAACTGGAGTTAATTCTACCGCTACTTTCCCTAGTTCTGGGACTGTTGCAGTAGTGCCTTCGGCAGGTGTCGTTAAAAGCAATGGGACAGTTTTAAGCACTTCCAATGTAAATTTAGCAACAGAAGTTTCAGGCATTTTGCCGAATGCCAATACGACGGCAACAGCTGTTAATACGGGAAGCATGATTGTTGCTCGGGATTCCTCAGGCAATTTTGCAGCTGGAACAATTATTGCCAGTTTAAGTGGAAATGCATCAACAGCCACAACGGCAGTTAACGTTTCTGGAACTGTAGCAATTGCAAATGGTGGCACAGGACAAACCACCCAACAGGCAGCTTTGAACGCTATTTCCGGAGCTACAACAGCTAACAGAGTTTTACGTGGTAATGGAACTAACGTAACTCTGTCACAAGTGGATTTAAGCACTGATACAACTGGGACACTAGCGATAGCTAATGGAGGCACTGGTCAAACAACAGCAAATAATGCTTTGAACGCACTTTTGCCGTCTCAAGGATCGAGTGCAAATAAATATTTAAAAACCGATGGGACCAATACTTCATGGGCTGCCGCAAGTGGTGGTGCAGGGGAAATAAACGCCATTCTTAACTCAAGTGGCGCTGATGGGACAACGGGATGGACTGGCACAACAGTAGTGAGTGGTAGTAACTCTCCCCTTAACCCTATTACGGCTACCGCCTTTAGTATCGCTAATTCGGCTACTACTGAGTCTAGTACTTCTGGGGGATACTATCCCTTTACAATGCCTTCAGCACTCCAAAACAGAAAGCTTAAAGTCGAATTCTTTTTTACTACTCCAGCCACAGACGTATATAGAGTTTCTGTATACAAATCGACAACCAGGGTTCCTTTAAGTACAGATTCCAGTAGTGTAACTACTTTGCCAGCTAGTGTGACGGGTGGAAAATTTACAGCTTATTTTGATAGTGACAATTCAACAAACTGGACTGTCAGCTTAACACGCACAAGCGGAACAACTGGGCCTTGTTATATTACAAATGTTATCGTCGGTCCTGGGATTCAGCCTCAAGGTGCTGTTGTAGGTGCTCCTATTTCTTGGACGCCAACGGGAAGTTGGACTTCAAACGTCACATACACGGGCGATTACCAAAGAATAGGAACGACTGGTCGGTTTCACGTAAAAATTGCTTTAAGCGGTGCCCCCAATGCAGCGACTTTAACAGTCAACATGCCGAGCGGTTTGACAATTGATAGCTCTTTGGTGAATACAGCTCTTGGTGTGAACGTTTTTGGGCAAGCGCAAGCAAACGCAAACGGCACTCCAATGACATTTCAAGTTGTTTCAAGTGGAAGTACTTCTTCTGTACAACCTTATTTTCAGACCACTGCTTCTGGAACTAGCTCTGCACAAAGCGGTGTGAGCAATACCGTTCCAATTTCTTGGACAACTCCGTCTACAATTGATTTGTATTGGACGGTTCCTGTTTCTGAATGGGCTGCTAGCGGCGTTGTTCAGCTGGCTCAAAATGATGTGGAGTTTTCAAGTAACAGTGGAAGTGCTGGAACATCGGCTAGCCAAACTTATTCAACAGGTATGGTCTATGGACCTTCTGGAAGTAATATCGTTGCCGTAAATTCTACAACAGGTGGTTACTCTGTTACAAAATATTTAGTAAAGTGGGCGACACCACAACAGACCGGTGACCAAATTATAGTAGAAGTTCAAGAATCAGGCGA